AATGTTTGACGTTGAACCAATGGAAGAGAACATGTTCGCTGAGCCAATGTCAGGTAATGTTGAAACAACAAACCTTATACTACCGTTTTATAAACTATTTACTAAACCACCTATCAATGAAACAGCACCAATACCTACACCAAAAGAATCTCTATCAAATCCTACAAAGAAACAAAAGGAAAGTTTAGAGCAAGAAAAAATAAATAAACAAGATGATGTCTTTGATCCAACACCAGAGGACAATAAAAATGTAGATTTAGGAAGTCCAGTAGATGTAGCAGTAACACCTAAAACAAATACTGCCGTTACAGGTGTATTTTATTCTGACATTGAAAGAGTATTACAAAGACCAGACACACCTGCAATCTTTCCTAATAAACAAATATTATTAGATTTACTTAGAAAAAATAGAATTAAAAATACAGAGTTTGATGATTACCAACTTGAAAGTTTACTTAGAGCCTATGATGATACAACACCAATACCAAAACAACAGGTCATAGATCATATAAGAAAAGCGCCAATCAGAGGTTTACATGTTCACGCAACAGGTGAAGGGTCTAATATTATTAATCCAGGATCAAGAAACGTTGACACTAGATATACAGGATATGCAGCGGAAGGTTTTATTCAGGGAACACAACGTGAAAGAGTTTTATACATTCCAAAACAAAATCTAAGAGGTGACTCAGGCGTTTTTCCAGAAGAAATATTTAGAGGTGAGGATATGAACAGACACAAGTTTGGTATACCAAATGAAGAGGACTCATATATTGTCGGTTGGACACGGCTAACGGACCGTAATGCCATATTACCAACAAAGATAGAAGCGCCTAAAACACAATCTAAAGTACCAGGTCTTACTCGTGAAAGAGAAAGAGCACAAAGACAGGTTGCAGGTTTATATGCAGAGGCAATCAACAAACTAAATAGAGAGGGTTTTAGAAGAGGTTTAAACCAAGCAGACTTAGATGAGATTAATCAATTATCATTTGAGCAAATGCTTACACAATATGGTGATACCTTAAATGAATTAAGCCCAGGTCTAATTGATCAGATAGATGAGCTCATAGTAAAAGTAAGAGATTTAGACAGTGAGATTGCAAAAGGATCTACCGTAGATACAAGTGGTATTGTTAAAGTAGCTTTTGCTGATGAGATACAATCAGACATCATGCAAGCAGCAGCTGGGAGAAAACAAAAACTACTAGCGACTGTTAGAAAAATACAAGAAGAAGGCAGAGACTCAACGACACTACCAGAACTATCGAGAGTTGGTAAAGAAGCTTTAGCTTTTTTTGAAGAAAACAAATCAGTATTTAGACCACTTGCTAAATCTGAAACAGAAGTAAATCTTATAGGCGAGCAGATTGCAAAAGCTGATGCAGAGATAGATGAAATTATTTCTAGATATATTGACACCCGTGAACTAGATCCTGGATCAGTTAAAAGAGTTCAGACATTAATTAATGAAAATGTTCAAAATTTAATTGATGAAATAATATCAATTGATACAAAAACATATGACGGCTTGTTTCCTGATTTGCCATTTAAGAAAAGAGAAGAATGGGCAGATGCTTTAATTAAAAAAGATTTATTTGAATTAGCATACAGAAAATTTGTATTGAAAGATCCAGATGTGCCTGATTACTATTCTGTAACACCAGAAGATTTTGTTATACAAAGATATTCTTTTCAAGGTAATAGTGCAACATCAGCTGCGGATAGAGCCGCTGACAAGGCAGAACAAATAAGAGCATTTACAAGAGACGGTGTATTTAAAAAATCAAGGTATAGAGGTATTGGCATGTCCGAGTTCTACGGAGGGCCTAATGCAAAAGATCAAAATGGTAAACACTATACATCGGTAATAGAAAAAATATTAAAAAACCAAGCTAAATCTAATAACTCAGAATTTACGGTTTTAAATGTACAAACAAAAGAGGGCTCAAAAGATGTTTACAGAATTACTGATCAGAGTGGTAATATGGTGGCAACCCTTTCTAATAGACGACAGGCAGAACTAGTCGCAGAGAATAACCCAAATTACAGAATACAAACAATTAGAGTGCCAGATCAAAAAAGTACAACTCCATCTTTTGCTATTAAAATTACAGAAGAAATGCTAGAACCTTATAAAACCCACAAAGCCAAAGGTGGACTTGTTGAGATGATTGATATATTTGAGGTAGCTTAATGGTTGTAGATAGAAGAATTACAGGTGAGCCAACACAAGTTGAGTCAGAATCTGTTACAGTAGAAACTCCAGATGAGTCGTTAACAGTAGAAAATATTGAAATGACTGATGATGGAGGGGCCATAGTTAATCCCTTGATGGATGAAGTTGATAGTGAGTTTGATCAAAACTTAGCAGATTTAATTGAAGAAGAAGATTTAGATTCCATATCATCAGACTTAATTGGTGATTACAAAGAGGATAAATCATCAAGACAAGAGTGGCATGACTCATATGCAAAAGGTTTAAAATTACTAGGTTTTAATTATGAAGATAGATCTCAGCCTTTTCAGGGAGCAAGTGGTGTAACACACCCTCTACTATCTGAGACTGTTACACAGTTTCAAGCACAAGCTTATAAGGAATTATTACCAGCAAACGGACCTGTTAGAACACAAGTTATAGGAGCTACTTCTACACAAAAAGAAGAACAGGCACAACGTGTTCAAGAATTTATGAATTATCAAATCATGCATGTTATGGAGGACTATGATCCTGATCTAGATCAAATGCTTTTTTACTTACCATTATCTGGTTCATCATTTAAAAAAATATATTTTGATTCTACTCTTGATAGAGCGGTATCTAAATTTATTCCAAGTGAAGATGTTGTTGTACCGTATACATCAACTGATTTAGCATCAGCTGAGAGAGTTACACATGTTCTTAGAAGAAATGAAAACGAAATAAAAAAATTACAAGTTCAAGGTTTTTATAGAGATGTAGAAATAAAAGAACAAATTGATGAAGAAAATAGTCAAATAAGAAATGCAGTTAATAAACTAGACGGTGTTAGACCAACTTCTACTTCATACAGTAATGATAATTATACATTACTAGAAATACATTGTGAATTAGACTTGCCAGGTTTTGAAGATCAAGACGGTATTAAATTACCATACATTGTAACTATTGATGAAGGATCACAAAAAGTTTTATCTGTGTATAGAAACTATGATGAAAAAGATCGTTTAAAAAAGAAAAAACAATATTTTGTTCATTACAAATTTTTACCTGGTCTTGGGTTTTATGGCTTTGGATTGATACACATGTTAGGTGGTTTATCTAGAACAGCAACAAGTGCTTTACGTCAATTAATTGATGCAGGAACTTTAGCAAATTTACCTGCTGGATTTAAAGCAAGAGGCCTTCGTATTCGTGATGATGATAATCCAATACAACCTGGAGAGTTTAGGGATGTTGATGCACCAAGCGGTGACTTACGTGCAGGGCTTATGCCTTTACCATACAAGGGAGCAGATCAAACATTATTTCAATTACTAGGATTTGTAGTACAAGCTGGTCAAAGATTTGCTGCTATTGCAGATCAAAAGATTGGTGACTCAGTTGCAGCTAATGCACCTGTAGGAACAACAATGGCATTAATAGAACGTGGCTCTAGAGTCATGAGTGCAATACATAAGAGATTACACTATGCACAAAAAACAGAATTTAATTTATTAGCAAAGGTATTTAAAGATTTTTATTCTCCTTTATATCCGTATGAAGTTGGCAAAAATGCAGTGCCTAGTATTAAAACAGCCGACTTTGATGAAAAGGTTGACATCATGCCTGTATCAGATCCTAATATTTTTTCTATGTCACAGAGAGTGACACTGGCTCAAACACAATTACAAATGGCACAATCAGATCCTAAGCAACACAATTTATATGAAGCTTACAAAAGAATGTATCAAGCTCTAGGTGTTAAAGATATTGATGCAATATTACCAGTGCCAAAACCTGAAGCACCAAAAGATCCAGGTTTAGAAAATGCAGATTCTTTAATGGCTAAAAAACTTATTGCATTTAGAGGTCAAGCTCATCAACAACATATTGAAGCTCACAGAGTTTTCATGTCATCAATGTTAGTGAGAGCAAACCCACAAGCTACTATTTTATTGCAAGCACACGTCATGGAACACATATCTTTACTTGCAAGAGAAGAAGTAGAACTTGAAATGAAAGATATTATTGCACAAGAAGCTCAAAAATTTGGTGGTCAGATACCACCAGAGCTACAATTAGAGTTTCAAAAGCAAGTTGAAGTACAAGTTGCCGATAAAATTTCTAATTTTATTAGTGAAATGTTCATAGAAGAACAAGAAGCGATGCAACCGCAAGGTCAAGACCCATTAGTTTCACTAAAAGAACAAGAATTACAAATAAGAGCACAAGATGTTCAAAGAAAAGCACAAAATGACAGTCAAAAATTAGAACTTGATGCTGCAAAACTTGATCAACAAGCAAAAATAGCGCAAGATAAGATAGATTCTAATGAAGACATTGCACAATTACGTGCTAATGTTAACTTAGAAAAGCAAAACAATGACAATAACCGAAACAGAACTTAAATTACACACTTTCTATAAGCAAATTTTAGATTATGTAGAAAAAACTTCCAAAAGTGAGCAAGATAGTATACTTTTGGCGGGTGCAATGATGGCAGCTTCTAGATTTTTGTATTATAAAAATTTAAACGAAGATCAAGCAGGTGAATTATTGGAACAAAACACGTTTGATTTGGTCGATTTGGTCAAACCAACAATACATTGAGGTAATATGAATTTTAAAAAGGCAAAAATGACTGTAGTCCCACAAAAAAATCCTTTTCCTAACCCCGTTGTTGGCTCAGATGCTGCGATAACCTTTGCACCATTTGTAGTTAGACAAAATAAAGGATCAGGACCAAAAGGGCAGACAAGTAAGGCACAAATTAAAAAAGTTCCATTTAAAGGCGTAAAGTAGTATACTTCGCATTTGAAAAAAGGAGGTTTGCATGAACTTACTAAAAGATCTATGGGCTCATTTGAAAGAATGGAGCGACTGGAAGATGAAAGATTGGATTAAAGCTGCTATTGTGGCTATAATTGTAATCATAGTAATCGGAGCAATCTAATTTATGGTTTGGCAATTACTCGCTAAACCTCTTCTTGGCGTCGTCGCTGATGGCGTCAAGGGTTTTGTNGAAACAAAAAAAGCAAAAGCAGAATTAGCAGTTACTACAATAAAAGCTCAGCAAAAATTAAAAGAAGATCAAATTGCAGGTAAAGTTGCATGGGAGCAAAGTGCCGTGGATCAAATGAAAGGGTCTTGGAAAGATGAGGTAGCATTAATTGTTCTCCTTCTTCCAGCCGTTTTAGTTTTCACGCCTTTACAAGATCATGTTCATAAAGGTTTTCTTGCTTTGCAGGACCTTCCTGCGTATTATCACAATTTGTTATACATTGCGATTTCTGCCAGTTTCGGCATTAAGGCTGGATCTAGCGCTATCGGATTATTTAAAAAGAAATAAAGGAGAATATTATGGTTGATCACA